ACTTTAACTTTTAAATATAAAGCTGCAACTAAAGCAGAAACTTCTAAGTCATCATTCAGAGAATCTGGATTATTGACGATATCAACATTTAACCCTTCTTTTAATGCTAATTTCTGAAAACGCTCGTAGTTCTCTCGACCAGTTAATTGGATTAGACCACGACCATAATATTTTCCTGCATCATCGGCAGTTTTATTTCCTAAGAAATTTTTACCACGGAAGGTTGGACCATAGAAGAATGAGAAAAATTCTTCACGTCGCATTCCCTTCTTAACTGCATAAGAATATTGTTCAACAATTTCTGGTGTTGCGCCAGAGAATATTTGTTTAAGTCTTGTTGGGTTATAATTATAATCTTCTCTTTGTGGAACCCACTTCGACTCACCACCACAAATACCAAGTAAAGCAGCCTTTGCGTATTTTGTAGTTAACCCAACTTTATCACAAGCTGCAATAAGTGCTTTGATACCATCAGTTGCTTTATTACCTGCTCCAGATTTTGGTGGTGGTGTTGTAGGAATACTCGAATTAACATCAGTTGATGCTGGAGCTGCAGCTGGTTTGGGTGCTGGCGCAGGTGCAGGAACTGGAGCAGAATTATTTGCTGCGGGAGTTCCTGTTTTAATTTGATTACCTGAACCATCTACTACTGGATTACCTGAACCATCAACCAATCCACCACCCTCTGTTGGCAGAATAGAATCGTTAGAATCGTCAGCTGCTCGTGAGCCAGATTTAGTTTGTGGTATTCCACCAACAGTACCCAGCATAATCGGTTGTTGCTGATCCTCATCACGGAACAAAATAACAACCCAAGTTCCAGGAACTGGACCAGTTGGCGAGTATCCCAAACCACTAATCGCAGCAGAAGTGACTGGTTGCATTGGATATGCCCATGGCAAATCTTCAGTTGGTAATAAAGTTTTATCGTCTGTATGAATACCTACTACACGAACTTGACAACGACCAAGTTTTAGTGGATCTAATCTGTTCTCAACTACACCAGTATATAACTGCATTATTTCGCCCCATCAAGATTAATTAATAAAGAGTCTTTTATCAACTCTAAAGTGCTTTCATGTTTTTCTTTTGTAATAAAATGATTTATTGCTGATATAATATAATTTCCAGAAAACATATTATCAGTTGTGTTTTTATCATTCTTATTAAGAGGTTCTACTTTATTAAGTTTAACATAAACTTTTTTACCAACTGTATAATCACAACGACCTGGAACTACGATTTGTATTTTAGTAGACTCTGCTTGTTTTAGTAGAGATATTCTTTCTTGAACAATTTTTGTATTTGTGACATCGCCAAAGTTTGAAAAGTTGTTGTAATATTTGGGTTTGAACATAACAGTCGAACTATAACGATAGATCACTTTCTTAGAAGCAGGAGGAAATGGATTTAAACGATTCTGCTTTTTAGCGTTCTTTAACATATCGAAGTTATTACTTGATATTTTCTTAGATGCGATATCATGTGTATACATCCTAGAACCATAGACACCAGAAGTAATCCTATCAATATAATCTATTCCTGTAGGAATTTTAATACCTATAATTCTTTTATAATCTTCTTCTAAATTTTTAACGCTACCACTAAGTGCACGATCGTCACGAACGTAATTATCAAATTTAAATTCTGCAATAATAGGTTGTTTATAAAGAAATTCTAAAGATACGAAATTATATCCGTCTCTATTTTCAAAAAACACATAACTTGGAGAATAGTTTTTATTGCTTGCGTGCTCCGTCAAATATATTAAGTTTTTAATAGGCGACCAAAAATTTGAAGTATACTTTGTTTCATTAGAAGTTTCTTCAACAACATTTTTTCTTTTTGATTGTATACCATTAATTTTATCTGTTAATAGTGTGTTTGCAATATCTGATATTTTTCCAGTAAAAGTTTTACTAATACTTTTATTCAAATCAATTAATGCATCTTGGGAGGTGAAATGCAACTGATAAACCATCTGTTTATCTTTAAGCATCTCTCGGTCTGTCATCTTATAGATGTAAAACTTTCCAGAGATATTTCCTGTTTTTAATGTTGGTGTTTTAATATCAAGTTCAACATATTCTTCACCAACAAACGGAAATAGGTTGATTAGATCTAGAGAATCTTTGACGATTAATGTACCCGTAATAAACGGAGATAACAGATCTTCAAAAATTTGAATACCTGCAACTTGATTGGCGATATCCTGATAAAATCCGCTTTGAGATATTACCCTGATTCTACCTACTGATACATCACCAGCAAATTTTAATGTTTGTTTCGCTTGCATTATAATAATTCATCGTAATTAAGTAATATTGTATTTAATATTTGAGGAGAAACTATTTTAATTCTTCTCTTTTTCTCATTTACATCTTCTTCGTATTGACGATTAGAAACAGAAGCAGCACCTGGATATGAAGAATGAACAATGTTACCTTTATCATCTTCATAGTGATGCGGTTCATCTGCTTCACTGCCATATTTGTCCTCGATGTAAGATGACAATCTTGGATAATCCATTACCCAATCAGATCTATAATCAAATCTTTCGTTGGCCAGCATAACTACCCAATGATATTGAGCATCGCCGTAAATTTTCTCTGCTACGATTTCTGGAGTTTCACCATCTATAACATCATATTCATCATATACAGTTATGTTTGCTAGAACATCTCTACGGAAACGAATATTTCTTGTTATATCAGTAACAACAAATGCTCTGCGTTTACCTTTTATTTCGAAGTCGTATAAAAATTTTGGAAAATCTTCGAAGTACATTATAGTCCATCCTTAATCTTATCTTTAGTAAGAAGTGAAAGTTCACGGAAACTTAATGTTATATTAATTTGTGTCGGCATACCATCATCAAAACTATTAAACTGTCCATTCGGTGTATAGTTTACGTTCATTTCTGTTAGTACGCAAGAAGTGTGACGATGTAAATTTGGATTTTCTTGTCCATTTTGATAATATGCTATATCAAATTCAGATGGATAAACATACAAAAATTCATTATCATCTTTAAACTCTGGGTGCATATGATACTTAAATTCATAGATAATATTCATTACATTTTTGGCTTCATCACTATTTCTAGGAAAGAATTGATAGTCAAACTGGAATGTTCTAAAATCAACATTCTTAAATACTTGTTCTTTCTTTGGGTTTGCTGCAAGACCAAAAGCTGCGCTGGCAGCTGCACCTTGTTTATCACTCTTTAAACCCATGGCTCCAACAATTGCTGCAGCATCATTACCAAGGTTTTTGGCTCCACCACCTTCTAGTGCTTTAAGAATTGCTTCTGCTCCAGCAGCTGCAGCTGCATAAGAAAATGTATCTTCTTCACCCCAAGAAACGCCATAACGAATATTTAATTGATTTGGAATATGTAAAGCGATTGCTGTTTTTAATCTTTTCTGTGCACGAGTTACAGATGCTGCTTGAGTTGCTGCAGCACCAATTCCAATCGCAGCTGGCGCAGCATTTAGTGCAGAACCAACTAATGCACCACCCTTTCCAGCAAGTAGCCCACCAGCCATAGCACCTTCAATAGCCTGACCAGCAGCATTTATCCCAGTGAAAGCCATTTTTGCTTTTCCACTTCTAGGATCATCATATAATTTTTCGTTCATCGCGATAGTAGGACCTCTATCTCTGGCTGGTACATCAGCTACAGTTTGAACAGTTTTATCATTAAACAATTTAGAATCTTCAGCTACGTTAATATAAAAAATTACATAATTTCCGCCATATTGGAAACTCATAATATCTTCAGGATATGAATGTTGTTCTATATTATATGTTTTGTCACTGAACGTAGTTCTTTCTCTGGAAGTATATAGAGGACCAGATAATTTTTTTGGTGGAACAGCTGGTTGTGATTTTGACGTTTTTGACGTTTCTTTAGATGGAGCTGTGCCATTCATTTCCGTGGCAACTTCGCCATAGTTAACACCCATCTCGTCTGTGTATGACATATTTGTATCCTGGAGCTAAATAGTTGATCGATTATCATATTATTTAGGCATGTTTCACAAAAGATTATTCAAACCAGTATTTCCAGAAAAATATGCTGGGGATCCAACAAACATAATTATGAGAAGTTCATGGGAGACCAGATTTGCGTCTTGGTGCGATAAAAATCCCTCAGTTATTAAA